AGGCATATTAAAGTAATGTATAGGTGAAGCAGATCTAACTCTATAGTCTATATCCTCTGATCTTAGTAAGTTTTGTGTTAATATTAAATCTTTATATATTTTTACAAAGAACCTTCCTTCAAACTCTTTTTTATTTTCAACAGCAAAACGGGCTAGTTCAACTCTTAAACCAGATATTCTACTAGCATAATCTGTATTAGCAGATGTAAAAGCCATATCTTCGCCAAAGGCTTTATCTGATTTAAATTTTAAATAACCAGCTTGTGAATCATGTAAATAGTGTGATATTTGATACCACTCTGATCTTATTGTTTGTGTTCTTGCTCTAGCGTATAACTCACCTTTATTTACAGCGTCTATAAGTCTAGCGTTAGCATCACCTACACCACTAAACATTTCATCAAATCCGTTGATATCATCTCTACACCAAAACTGATCAAAGTCAGGCATTGGAAAACCATTACCAGATGTACCAATATCGTTTTTATTATTATCATCTTGTAACTGCCCTATTACTTTTATATTTGTTTTTATAAAATCTGGTGCTTCATTTTCTATAGCTAGTATCTTATATCTAGCATTGTCAGTTACAGCTTCTTGACTATCTTGTTTCTTTTTTAGTATTATAAAAGTTTCTAAATCAACTTTGTTTCTATCTGCACTAGCAAATGAAAGCCATATATTACCATCTTCAGCAGCGTAAAAACGATCCATAGCCATGTTGTAATATTCATTAGAAGTTTCTTTTATAAAGAACTTGTAATAATAAGCCCAGTCTGGACTTGGTGTAGCTATATCTACTCTTAATTTATTTGTTGTACTAGAATTTTTTATATCTACTTTTATACTACCAGAACCACCTTCACCAGATAATACTGGTGTTTCTCTACCATATTCGTCTCCATAAACTACACCTACTTGATATGTTCTTAACGATCTAACTGTTTTACGTGGTATTGGAAAACCTTCACCAGTGTCTTCACCATTTAAAGGATCTTTAGATGTACCAGGAGGCGCGTTAAGTGGTGTGTCAAAAGATTTTAAACTTACGTTAATTAATGGTTTTATTTCTTTACCGTTTAAAACTTCACACCCTTGATCGTCAGTCATGTTAAAGTTTTGTACGTAATTACCATAAACTAATCTATTAGCACTTATTGATTGTGCTAAAGCTTTTCTAGGTACATTATCATAAGATCTTAACAATTGATTAGATGGTAATGTTGCACTAATTAATTCAGAAGTAACTTCATATTCACCTCTACTTCTAAAGTTTAAAACACCAGTATCTGGGCCGTTTAAAGTATCTGGCCATAGCTTTTCACCTTTTTCACTCCAACCATCAGTCATTTTAATAGTTTCAACTACATATATATTTGGAGATGTTTCTTCTTTAAATAATATATCTACCTCAACAACGTCTTGAGGTCTTTCTGATACTTCAGTTATGTAATCTGTGATTTTTAATGATCTTAATCTATTTGTCATACCAAGATTAAAACCTTTTTTAGGTAGGTAGTCGTATTCACCAGGAAGAAAAGCTGGCTCTGAAAATGGAGAAAAAGTAGAATACTCACCATCTTCATATTTATATCTATATGCAAACCGAACAAATTTAAACTCAAACATTGGGGCTTTTTGTTCTAAACGAAGATTCCAAGGTTTTTCTTCTGCATCTATAGCATTTCTATCTATTGATTGAATAGTTAAATCATAAGGTCCTGTAGAAGGCATAGAACCTGGCGCAGTTAAAACAGTAGCTCTAACGTCATGCTCGTTGAAACCTTGCGGGCTGTTTACATTTTGTTGTTGGTTAAATAATATTATATCTCCAACTTTCCAATGTACAGGATTATCTGTGAAAAGTTTTATTTCTTCACCAACTTCTTTTGGGGTTATATCACCATTTAATAATAAGTTATTTAAAGAGTTTGTGTTTCCTATGATTGGAACGATGGGAGCAATTGGAGTACCAACTATAGTTGTAGAAACAGAAAAAGTATCACCTTCTCTATTATCTTCAAATCTAGACATAACTAATCTAGGCGCTGTTTTAGGCGCTTTTCTTATTACTGTAACGTTTTCTTCTTCTGTATAAAAAACTTCTGTTTCGTTTCTACGTTTTACCCTTAGTGTATTATTTTTATCAGGTGTTATGCATAGTCTAGTGTGCCAGTTGGCATTATCACCATCAAAAACAATACCAACGCTTGTTGGCATTAATGTATCACCACCAGTTCCTGCTATACACCTTTTTATATTTATCTTTTTTGGCTCAGTATGATTGTCTGTCCAAAATATCATACCATCAATTATATTTATACCGGTTATAATTTGATTTTTACTTCTTAATCCGTATGCGTTAAAATTTAAAATTCTTTTTCTTGGCACACATTGTATCAACGTATTTGATGGTACAACGGTATTATTATAATCTATAGAACTAGAATATATTTCTACATAAGGTCCATTGCTAGATTGTACTTCTGTAACTTCTACAACTTCTGAATCATCAGAAACTATTATGTGGTTACCAGCTGGATCATAACCGTTAACAAACATTTCTTTTCTAGCGTTAGAAGCTAAAGAACTTGATGTATCGTTTATATATAGCTTTCTGTCAACAGAATCAATTATTGTTTCGTAATGAACCCTATATATATCAACAAAAACATATTTAAATGTTTCTGTTTTTATATCATACTCTATAATATAATCTTTCCAAACACCGGGGTTAAAATAATCTACACTAGGATCGTACTTTGGTCCAGCAACAAAATAATATATTTTATCTTCTTTTTCATAAGCTATACTACCAACACAAGTACTACCACTTGGTACTAAACCAGCTGACATAAGA